GTAAACTGTACCAGCACCAACAATAATATTTTTTGCATTATTTGCCATATTTTTTTTGCACCTCCTTGCATATTTGAATTAGCTTTCGGGGGCTTCCTCAATATCTATTTTACCACAATTATCTTACGAGCGTGAATACTCATATGTTACATAAAGGGTTGAAAGATTAAGTCCAGACTCTAAGCCAACAGGCTTTTTTTCATCTAAAGCATACTGTTCTTGGCGAACTTTAATGTATTTAAACCTAATTCCACTATCATTAACATAGTTATTTATATCATCTGCTGATTCGTCAAACTTGCCTAAAACGTCATAAATAAAGTTTTTTAAAGGATATAGCTTATTCCAAGGTCCAACAATAGTTAAAGTTGCTTCTTCTTTAATTAAGGGGAAAGTCTTTACATCTGATCCAGTATAAAGAAAATCATAGAGGATATATGGGTTTGGATTGGTAATAGCATTTGAATCATTTATAGCAAAAAATGGCTGAACGGTATATGAATCAACATCCCAAACACTGGTAGGAAGTTTTGTACTTCCAGTAACTTGACCTTTAGCTAAACCCCAAAGGTAATTGCCAATAAGAATTACTGGTAATTTTGTATAATCCATTATATCTTTGATCTCCTAGCTATTTTATTTGCTGAGTCTGAACCCATAGAGATACCATTAAAATTACCTGCGTTAATTCTTGTCAAAGCTAAATCTGATTCCTTTGATAACTCTATATTAATTTTATCATAAAAACCCATATCTTCTAGGATTGAAGATGCTTGACGAGATATAAACATATTAAACTCATCTGCAAAAGCCCCTTGAACTTGTTCTCCTCCAGGATTTGGGATATAAACACTTTTAGTAAATACCTTTTCTCCATCAACATCAAAGACTAGGTATTTTCCGCTTCTTGGTTTAATTGTTAATGGGGTTCCTGCTTCCATTATAAAAGCCTTTCTCACATACACCTGTCCACTCTTCTCCTGCACTGTAGCGGATCTAAACTGATACTGAATACTTGGAACACCAGTATTTGCTGAAATAGTATAATAGAATAGTCTAGCATTTTGCTGACCAGTTTTACCAGTTTCATAAACGTGGTGAAAAGATGCATGATCTCTACGAGCAAGATTATCCATATAAAATCCAAAATAGTTACCAATAATACTTAAACCACTTTCAATAATAGCATTACGATTCTTTGGATTATTGTGTAATTCTGTTAAAACAGCAGAGTGGTATTTTGCTGAAGCAGAAATTTTTTCTGGCATTTTGCCTGTGTTTACTGGCATATTAAGCCACTTCTAATGACTGTATTTCTTGACGCTTTAATACTGTTTCATATTCTAGTACTCTTCCAAGATAGTCAAGAAGTGGGGTAGTTCCAGATGGTTCAAATATTGTTGCTCCATTTAATCCACCTGCGGTATTTTGAATATAATCTTCTGTCCAAATAACACCCTCAGAGTTTCTTATTGCAACAACACGATATTCAGTAGATATTGGATCTGATGTTCTAATCTTAATAAAATCTTTTGTTATTGTGATATAGTCCTTTATGCCAACATCCGCTGAGTTACCACCAAGTTGTGATCCAAGAATACCACGAGCATAGCAGGATACTGTTTTTTGAAGAGCCCAAGATTTTTCAATCATACCGTTTGTTGAGTCACGGACTGTTGTTGGCTCATAAATATCGGCGGTCATTGTATATGTTGATACAGATAAACAAGACATTTAAATCGCCTTTAGATTCCAAACCTTATATTGAGAAAGTAATGAGTCTACATATAGGTTTCCAGTTCCATTTAACATTCCATCTGCAAACTGAATATTAAATGAGTCATTTTGGATTGACTTTAATCCCTTATTTCTGTAAATAAAATCGTTGCATAGGAAGTCATTAATAAGTTCATATACTGCAACCTTAATATCTTCTGGAACTGCCTTCCATCCATATTCTCCACGAACTAAATATGCAGAGTCTTTTCCAAAGTATGAAGGGTTTTGTAAAGGATTTTGATCTACCCATTCAGTAATATTTACACCTTCTGCAACAACTCTAATAGAAAACTTGCTTGGTGCTATTCCTAGAGTTACATCAAGTAAGTCAACAGTTGGTTCTTCTGTGGAGTCATATATTACATAATCATCATAGGTAATCTTATCAAATGATTCAATTCTTTGACCTAAATGCAAAAGATCGGTATTTAATCCATAAGCACCTACTGTCTTATATTCAAACTTAAATTCATTTCCAGTATAAGCATTAATCAAATACCTTGCTTTTCTCTCAAGCTTTTGAATAAATGAATCTGTTTGATTTGCAAGAATGCTTGCTGTTCCATTAAAATTATTCAAAAAGTAACTTTTTATTTCAGAAACTGTTGCATATGGTCTTTTTACTAAAATATCTATATTGTCTGTTGAGTATCCATTTACTTGTATAGATTGTATCTCAATTAATAATGATCTGTCGTATTTGCATATATCACTATTTAAACTAATCGTATAACTAGTTGTTCCTTGCTTTAAAACTTTATGTACTCCAGATTGAGCACCGCTTGTATTTACAAGACTTGTTTGAGATGTTGTGTATATATTAAACTGGCTGCTACTTGTTTTTAAAACATAATAGGTAGTTGTTGTATTTATGCCAGTTGGAAGTGCTCCAGTAGTAGAAAATTTAATAGCATCTCCAGTAACATAAGTATGGTTTGCTTGGGTAATTACTGCAGGACTGGCAATACTAATTGTGCTTACCGTTCCAGTATCTGGTGTAAAATCAACTTCTTCATATTGGATATATGCATCATTTGTGTTGTCATAAACACTATAAACTACATTAGTTGTATTTTGTGGTGCTGTATAGGTAAAACTTGCAGTTCCTAAATCATTTACTAAAACTTCCATTTAAATACCATAGAAAGATTCTACTTCTTTCCTGGTAGCCTCCCTTACTTCATCGGCTTGGTTAGCTAATATTTGCTCTGCCAGCGATTTATTAACAAGCACAAATGGCTCGTCCATATCAAACTTAACACCGTTTCCAGCATAATATCCACCACGTTTAATAACCATAGTTAAAAGAACTTTTTCTTCTTTTTGAGATTCAACCTTTACTTCTTGTACTTTTACTTTAATTTTTTCTTTTGTAGGACCATCTTCATAGTCAAACAATGATTTTGATGATTCTTCATACATTTGCCAAGTAACCTTGGCTTCTTCAATAGCCTCAATAATATCTTGTTTTCTTGCATTCTTTGATACCTCAATATCAAATGCTAGACATAAACCCTTAAGGTCTCCGATTGTTTTACTAGATAACATAAATCCTCCTAATTATTAATTATACACTAAAAAGAAGTAAGGGTCGAACCAAAGTTCGACCCTTACTAAGATAGCGTAAACTTAAGCAACTGGAGTTGCGTAAGCGATTGCTCCCTTTTCTTCTAATGCTAGACCCATACGGACATACACTGTATATTCTACAGAGTCCTTACGAGGAACAAAGAAGCGATGTACTGTAACATCTCTCTGGAAACCCCAAATACGGTTTGTCGGAATTGTAATGTCTGCATAGTTGTCTGGATACAAAGGAACTTCCTGTACTGGAAGACCAAAGATGGTGTATTGAGCACCAGCTGGACCACCAACACGAGGAGTAACTCCATCAATTACACGAGTAGCAACATCATAAGGAACTGAAGTACAGTCAGTTGTATTAACTGTACGAAGCTCAGTTAGTAGCTCCTGAATATGCTTGCTATTCATGTAGATCTTAAGATCATCACGGCGAGCCTTGAACTTACGAGGCAATGCATTATACAAAGCTTCTAAAGCATCAAGGGACATCTTTGTGGTAGAACCATCACTTCCATTAGGAGTTCTGTCCCAAATGCCAGTCATTGTTGCACTAGCTGCAATTTGTTCATGCTTACCTTGATAAGATGCATTACTAGTTTCCATAGTCTGACGGACAAATCCTGCAAGAGTATTAAGGTATGTTCCATTTGTTAGGTACTCTGCTTGAGTTGACCCTGTTGTACTTCCTGGATTACCATTGATAGCAATG